TTGGGCAATATGCATTTGGTGCCAAGAAGAAAAATTCATTTGTTAAAAAATTAATAGACAGAATTAATGACAATATTGATAAATACATAAGGGATGAGAAGACTGATCCATCTTTGAATTATGTATATCAGACAACGGGACCAGATTTTGTAACAAATATGTATTTGGAGAATGAGGGAAAGGAGGATGTGTTTATATTATATAATAAGGAGGGACAGTATTTTGGAGATTATGCGAGACATAATCATTATGGGACCTGGAAATGAATATTCATAATATTTAGATTCAGATAATTTATTTCTCAATATAAATTAGATGGATCCAAATATATGGGGACCTAAATTTTGGTTTTCTTTACACAGTGTTACATTTACATATCCATTTTACCCAGATGAAGCAGATAAAGAAAGATATAAAACATTTTTTAATTTATTAGAATATGTGTTACCGTGTGTTGTTTGTAGGGTAAATTATAGTAAAAATATACGTTCACATCCGATAGATGCACATTTAAAGAATAGGAAAGCATTAGTTAATTGGGCAATAGATATACATAATATGGTTAATGTAGAAAATGGGAAACCGGTGATAGGTTATGATGAGGCAATAATGGTATATGAAAAGGCATTTGGGCGCAAGATACATTTAGAAGATCCGGAGCCAGAAGTATCAAAAGGGAAAAAATTAGATGATGCAACTTGGAAAAAAAATTATGAAAACAAAACATTCAAAGGAAAATTTAAAAATAAAATATTCCCAATGATATTCCCATTAATAGTATTATTGTTTTTCTTTATTTGTGTTTATTGTGTTTATAAATTTACAAAAAATTTATGATAATATAATCTCACATTATAATAACTTGATGGTTATTATAAAATTAAAAAAAGATGAAGGTAAGAGGAGGATAAAATTAAAAAAGGATGTTGAGTTAGATGAAGGTAGGCCAAGAGTTGGAAGGCAATTTCAATATTATCCTACTCTTGATGATCCAAATTTTTATGAAATAATTTATTATAAAAAGGAATTTAATAAAAACAGAATTCCAAGAGAAAGTAAAACCACAAATGAAATCTGCAATGCACGTTATTTTACATTAGCACCTCAACAAGAATTCCTCCGTAATTATATTAGCATCGATACTCCTTATAATGGTATTTTAATTTATCATGGAACCGGTGTTGGAAAGACCTGTTCTGCGATACAGATTGGGGAGGGATTTAAGGAAGTATTGAGACGTATGCATTCTGACGATAAAAGAAAAATAACAGTTGCATTAAGTCGACGCATTCTCCCATCTTTTAAAGATCAAATTTATGATATTCGCAAAGAATCCAAAAAAGAACGTCCGGATGATATTGTGCAATGTACTGGCAATGAATATAGTTTAAATTATACTCAATATGATGGTTTGACATTGGCGCAGAAGAGGAAGGAGAGTGGAAGGTTGGTGAATTCGAATTATAAGTTTTATGGATATGAGCAGTTTGGGAATGAATTAATGGCAGATATAGGATGGGATGGAAAAATGCATTCTTTAACCGATTCCCAGAAAAAAGCAATTAGAACCAAATTCAATAATCGCGTGTTAGTCATTGATGAAATCCATAATATTAAAAGTGATGCCGGTAATATTGAATTAAGAAAAGTACCACCTATTTTACAGGCAATTATAAGATATGGAGAAAATATTAAGTTAATATTGATGAGTGCAACTCCAATGTATGATAATGCAGGAGAGATAATTTACATATTAAATTTGTTGTTGGAGAATGATGGTAGGGATCCGGTGAGGAGGAATGAGATTTTTGATAGTAATGATAATTTGGTGCCAGGTGGAGCGGAGAGGTTGAAGGAGTTATCGAAGGGGTATATAAGTTATTTGCGAGGAGAAAATCCAGTTGTTTTTCCATTGAAGATTGATCCACCAGAGGCATTTACCCCGAAGATAAAGTATGATATATATGGGAAGGTGATACCGGAGGATGAGAGGTTGAAGTATTTGAAGTTGTATATGTGTCCGATGAGCAAGTATCAGTATCAGGAGTATGAGAAGAAGTTAACATCAAAAGAGGAAATAGAGGAGACAAATATGGTGGTAAATCAGAATAATGAGGAGATAAATAAGGAGGAGAATGGTGAAGGTAAAAAGGCGAATGATGAGGAACAGTTTGCGAATTCTATATTGCGTCCATTGAGTAATATAGTATTACCGAATAAGAATGGGGAATTTACATTGCCGAAGAAGGATTTTGGTTATCAAACGATGGATAATGGAATGGGAGCATTTGTGTTGGATATGGGTTATGGAAGAATAGCGCCGACGGGTGTGAATGATGAGGCGAAAAAGGTTCGAAGAAAGACTTATCAGTTTAGGTATCAGTCACATGTGAGGTTTGATATGGGGACAGCGAATGAGGCACCATTTTTGGATGAGAAGCATTTGAAGAAGTATAGTTGTAAGTTTTTTGAGGCATTAAAGAATATAAAGGGGGGAAAGGGAATTTGTTATGTATATTCGGAGTTTGTGTGGGGAGGAGTGTTGCCTTTTGCGATGATGTTAGAGCAGAATGGATTTCAGAGATATCCTTGGAGTGGGGAGAGGCCTTTGTTGGAGTATCCGAGGAAGAGGAATCCGATATGTGCGATATGTGGGCAGGGTGCGGGGGCGAAGGTACATGATAATAAGAAGGATCCGGAGTATCATGAGTTTAAGACGGCGAGATATATTTTGGTGACGGGAGATGCAAATGTTTCGTTAATAGAGACTGGAAATTTGTTGAACATAATAAATAATGATAATAATAAGAATGGTGAGGAGGTGAAGGTAATAATTGGGACGAGGACGACTGGGGAGGGTTTGGATTTTAGGAGGATCAGGCAGGTGCATGTTTTGGAGCCTTGGTTTAATTTGTCAAGGATAGATCAGATTACGGGAAGAGGAAGTAGGTATTGTAGTCATGCGGATTTGCCCAAGTTGGAGCAGAATGTGGAGGTATTTTTGTATGCGGTTGAGCCACCGGAGGGATCGAAGAAGTTATTGATGGAGACGGAGACGATAGATACGAGGATATATAGGATGGCGGAGATGAAGGATCGGAAGATAAAGGCTGTTTCTTATGTGTTGAAACAGGCGGCGGTGGATTGTGCGTTAAATAAGAATGGAAATATATTTGATTTTGAGGGTAAGACGGTGGAGATGGTGAGCAGTACGGGAAGGAGGATAAGGATAAGTTTGGGGGATAAGAATGGAAGTAGGGAGTGTGATTATAGGGAGTGTTATTATCAGTGTGTGTGGGAGCCAGATCCGAAGAAGAGGAAGATGATAAATACGGATACGTATAATGAGAGGTTTGCGAGGACGGATATGAGGAAGTGTAAGGAGATTGTGAAGAGGTTATTTAAGTATGGTTATGTTTATGAATTGGATGATTTGGTGAGGGCGGTGACTTCTAGGTTGAAGAATTTGGAGTTGAAGTATATTTATATTGCGATATCTGAGATGTTGAATAAGGTGGATGAGCCGGTGTATGATATGTATGATAGGAGGGGGTATTTGGTGATATATGGGCCTTATTATATATATCAGCCGATGGAGTTTAATTATTTAAAGGCTCCGATGAAGTATAGGATGGTGCCATTTGAGGAGAAGTCGATAAAGTATATGTTTGAGGGTGATTTGGGTGAGAATGAGGAGTTTAATTTATTTGCGCCGAAGGAGAGGGAGCATATATCGTCGAAAGATTTTTTGGCGGATTTATTTAAGAGGGCGGAGGAGATTTCGGGGATGATAGATTCGGAGAGTAGGAATAAGATGTATATAATTATTACGATGTTGGTGGATGAGTTGAGTGATCGGGATAAGTCGGATTTGATTAAGAAGATAATTTTGGATTATTATGAGACGAAGGGGAAGATGTCGAATCCATATTTTGCGTTATTATTTAGGTATTTTCAGCCATTATTTTTGTATAAGTATCGGGATTTGGAGTTAGGAAAGGGAACTGGAGAGAATGATAAGTTGATTGGGTATTTTTATGTTTTTAGTAATGCGAGGGATGAGGATGATGTTGGGGCGAAGAGTAATATAAAGATTTTTTGTTATAATTCTGAGACGAAGTTGATAACGGAGTGTCCGTCGGAGACGAGGGATCGTATAAAGTTTAATATGAGGATTAAGATGGCGAAGGAGGCGAAGACGAAAGTAAAGAATTTCAATATTATTTATGGCTATATGTCTTTGAAAGATGGTCCGTATGTATTTAAGATATTTAATGGGACGAAGGATACGGGTGCTGTTACTTTGGAGATGAAGAAGAGTAAGAGGTCGGAGGTGAAGGGAAAACAATGTAGTCATCATAATTTGCAGGAATTGGAGGAAGTGGCGAGGGATTTGAAGGTAAAAATTGTTGATTCGCAGAAAAAGAATATATGTATATTGTTGGAGTATAAGTTGAGGGAGTATGATTTAGAGTTGTTGAATGGTAAGAGGTGGTTTTTGAATTCAATTGAAGGAATGAAATTAAACGCCGGATGGACCAAGAAAAAAGAATAAATCTTGAAAAAATATAAAAAAAATGAATTTAAAAAGAGTTGAATTAATTATATATTAGAAATATATAATGAATTTCTTGTCGGCGAATGATATATATTTTCATACACAGATAAAGCGGAGAGTTTCATTAAATCCTCGTTACTTAGATGAAAATTTCCCGAAATTTATAGAGAAGATAATTAAGAACAATATGGAAGGAAAATGTATTAAAGAGGGATGGGTAGCGCCAAATTCGGTAGTGATATTAAATCGCAGTATGGGAAAGTTGAATACGAATCAGTTTAATGGAAATATTTTATTTGATGTTTTGGTAGGAGCTATGATATGTAATATACCGGTTAATTCAGTGATCAAGGTAAAGGCTAAGAAGATAACAAAATTGGGTGTAATGTCAGAGATGGGACCGTTGATGATAATAGTTCCGCGAGAGATACATACGATTAAGGAGCCTTTTAGGGACATAAAGCCAGGGACAGAAATTGAATTGGTGGTTGTTGGAAAGACTTTTGAATTGAATAGTAAGGTGATTACTGTATATGCCAAATTGAATAGTGAGGTGAAGAAAAAGATTGTTGCACCTGCTCGTAAGTATGCTGAAAAATATAAGAATGCTGATAAAATTGTTCCAGAGGAGACGATGATGCCGGAGGAGGGTCATTTGGAGGAGTTTACGAAGGAGAGTGAGGAGTGGGAGGATGAATCGGTTTCCGAGATGGAGGATGAGGAGTTGGAAGGCACTGAGGAGGATATGAGTGAATTTGAAGAGGAATTAGATGAGGCTGGAGACGCTGGAGAGTTGGATACTGAAATCATTGATGATGAAACTTCTTTGGAGGCAGCTGATGAATTGGTTGCGGATGAGAATGAGCCATTTTCTGAAAGTTCTGATGAGGAAGAGGATGAGGAGTTGGGCGAGGATGATGAGGAGGAGGATGACGAAGGTGATGATGGCGATTATGATGTTGATTAGTTTTTTTAGTTTAAAGAGATTTTCTAATATTAGTTTAAAAAATGAATCGATTTTTTGAGGTTATGGAGAGTAACGTGGATAAGTTTGAGGAGAATTCTGAGAATGGAGATAATATAGAAATTGATTCGAAGGAAATGAAAGTTATAAGAGATTTTATAGAGAAAAAGATGAATACAAGTCAGAAGATGCAGATAATAGATATTATAAAGAGTAGTGTTTCGAAGTACACGTTGAATAAGAATGGTTATTTTGTGAACATGAATAATATTCCTAGGGAGACATTGTTTAAAATAAAGATGTTTGTTGATTTTACGAGGGAAAATGCGAAAAATTTGCAGAAGACGGAGGAGATATTAAATGAGGAGAAGAGTAGGATTGAGTCATTTGATAAGTTGGATGATGAGACTAATAATTTTAGTAGTATGTTGGATGTGGATAATGAGAAGAGTATAAATTTTGAGATATATTCGTTGGATTCAGTGCAGAGTGAGGTTTTTGATGAGTATAGGATAAGTAATGAGGAGGAGGAGGAGTTTATGGGTAGGGAGTTTTTGAGTGAGAAGAGGGAGAATTCTGGGTATAAGATAGTGTTAAAGAAGTATAAGAGGAAGTATGTTGGTTATCCGGCGAAGGTTTTGAAGAAATTTCGTGATATATCGAGGGCAAGTTTATCGAGTAGGAGTACGAAGATTACGTTGAACCAGGGAAAGACGAATGTGAAAGTTAAACTGAAGAAGGTTGTTGCGAAGAAGGTAGTGGATGAGCCGAATAATTTGGAGGAGGAGTTTAGTTCTGATGAGGAATTATCGGATGATGAGGAGGAGGAGTTGTTTGATGAGTAATAAAAATTGAATTTTTTTGGTTTAAAGATTATTTTAGATAATATCTAAAATGGTTTCAGTTGAAAAGTTACACAGTTATTTAAATAAGAATAGTACTGAATTGAGTACTGAAGAGAGAAGTTATGTTTTTAGAATACCTGAGAGTAAATTATCAGAAGATCATATTTATGGAAAATATGTGATGGATGCGAAATTTGGTTTTTTAAGTAAAGATTTATTACCAATACCAGCTTGGACAGAATTAGATGGAAATTATCAGTTATTAATTGATAAATCAGCCAACATAAATACTTTTGCATCATCATTATTGAATCAGATAATGCCGGAATTTCGTTATTTTAATGGGAAGTCTCGATTGCAGTTTATGAAGGATTTGTATAGACAGATAGCCTATGATATGGAAGAGAAGTCTTTGTACCGTGACATGGATTATACTAGACAGAGGGTGCATATACGAAAGGATTTTATGGATTTTGTGGATATAGATGGAGATGAATTTTTGCGAAAAGTTTTAGTGGATTATTTTTCATTGACTGTTTATGTTTTGAGGAAAGATCCGGTTGAAAAATTTGGAAGGACTCGTTTGGTGGAAAAGATTGCATTTGTACCGGGTGTTTGGAAGAAGACTGAAAGAGTTGAGGAGTATAGTATAAAGAATCCAACTTGTATTTTGGTTGAAAATGAAGGAAAATATGTTGGAATTGTACGAAGAGATTTGCGAGGTGTTATGTCTTGGCAGGAGGATGGGATGGAATCTTTATTTAGGATTTTATCTGAGGAATCAGAGAAGGAAGTTAAACCAAAGAAATCTCGTAGTGAAAAACCAAAAGAAATTTCTTTAAAAATTGATGTCCCTATGAGTGATTTAACAATTGATACCGCAGAAGAATCTGAAGAAGATATGGAAATACACAAGGTGTCTGTGGCTGGATCTGCTCCTACTCAGGCTGAGGAGGTGAGGGAGATGCCGGTAATATCGAAGAAGATAACTTTATTGGAGATTCAGGAGTTGGCGGAGAATGAGGGAATAAGTTTGACGAAGAAGTCGGATAAGACTGGAAAGGATTTGAAGAAGACTATTCAGGAATTACGAGATGAAATTATGAAGAAATATGAGTAATCGCGTTGGCTTAAAAATAGATAAATATTGATAGATTATAAGATGAAATATTTAGTTGAGTATGTGTGGATTGGAGGTAATATGGAATTAAGAAGTAAGAGTAGGGTGTTGGAGAATTTGGAGCATATACCTGACTGGAATTATGATGGAAGTTCTACGGGACAGGCGGAGGGGAGGGATAGTGAAGTAATTTTAAAACCAAGGGCAGTTTTTAAGTGTCCTTTTAGGAAGGGTGAGAATCGTATTGTATTATGTGATACATATTTACCAAATGGAGAGCCGCACAATACTAATAAGCGAAATTGGGCACAGAAAATTTTTGAGAAGTATGGAGGAGAAATACCGTGGTATGGATTGGAACAGGAATATTTTATGTTGGATGTAAAAACTGGTTGGTTATATGGAGTTGAAATATTGAATTTACCAAAACAGGGTAAATATTATTGTGGAACAAATGTAGTGGGACGACAGATCGCGGAGGAACATTTGGAGGCATGTTTGTATGCTGGGATAGGTGTGAGTGGTATTAATGCGGAGGTTGCACCATCCCAATGGGAGTTTCAGGTTGGATCGGTAGTTGGAATAGATGCAGGAGATCAGTTATGGATGGCTAGATATTTGTTGGAGAGGATTGGAGAGAAGTATGGAGTGACGATAAATTATTCTCCGAAGCCATTTAAGGGAGACATTAATGGAACAGGTTGTCATTGTAATTTTAGTACTAAGAAGATGCGTGATGATGGTGGATTGAAAGTAATTGAAGAAGCAATTGAAAAGTTGAGTGTGAAACATTTGGAACATATGGAATTATATGGGCTGGGAAATCGGGAGAGGATGACAGGAAAACACGAGACCGCGAGTTATGATGTATTTAGTTGTGGAAGGGCGAATAGGGGATGTAGTATAAGGATACCCAATGAAACTATTAAAAATGGTAAAGGATATTTCGAAGATAGACGTCCAGCTGGAAATTGTGATCCATATTTAGTGACTGCGAAAATAATGGAAACAATTATGAATTAATTTTTTATCAATAAATTTATTGATAAAAAATTATTGAAAATTAGATAAAAATAAATGGTTTAAAATTTAGTCTATTATAAATATAATAATGGATGCAGAAATCAAAGAGATAGATACCATTTTTAAAAAATTAAGTGATAAGAACCGTATTCGGGTTGATTTTGATAGTAGATTAACAAGAGCTTTGTTTGAGAAGATAGTAGAAAGGTTAACTTATAAGGAGGAGAATGGGGGAATGGGTTTTGAATATGAGATGAAATCATATTTGAGGGTTGAGGTACCGAAGAGTAAGTATATATTTTCGGTGGTTGGAAAGAATTATGTGAAGTGGTATTGGCAGTTTGGGAGGAGACCTGATGAGGAGGAGAGGAGGCGATTGGATGATGGGAAGGAGAGTGGTTGGGGTTATATGATGGAGGATGTGAAGCAGAGTCATGATATTTCAAAATATGGTATATCTGTAAAGTTGATAGAGGATGAGGTAAGTGATTCTGAAAAGGGAGTAGAGAAGGAAATGGGAGATGCAACAGTAAAGAAAAAGTACATTTATAGAAATATTTATGAGGTTAAAGATGCGGAATGGAAATTTATAACTGCATTAATCGAGGAGAGAAGTGTGGATTCAGAAAAGAGTTTTAAGGATTCTGGGTGTTTAAGTGCAGTACCAAAATATTATATTGAATTAAGATTTAATGGGGATTTAGATTTATCTTCGAAGGAGGTTGAGGGATTAGGGGAGGCAAAGACTTTTATCGGATATTTTGAAAGATATTTGCATTGGTTGTTGGAGGAAATACAGCAAACAAGTTTTGTGATTACATTTGATGAGAAGAGGAGTTTATTAAATTCGTTTAAGAAGTTGACGAAGCAGACGGAGTTGAGGGGGCATAATTTTATATTGGCGGAGCCGGTGGAGGTTTTAAGGAGGAATTTTCATAAGAGGGATGGGGTGAAGTTTGTGAAGGAGGATTATGCGATGTCGTATATGCCGGCTGGTGAATTAAGATTTTTATTTATAGCGGAGAATTTTAGTAAGAATGTGGATGGGAAGATTTTTATGATAACACGAAATTTTGAGTTGATAAATACAGGAAAAATTGTAAAAGGTTTTGAAAATACATTATTGGAGGGATATTATATTGAGACCACTAATATGTTTTATATAACTGACATAATGTTTTATAAGGGGAACGATGTTCGGGGACATAAATTTTTCCAGGTTGGAGGTGGGGCGAAGGATAAGTATAGGTTTGATTATTTGGGCCAATTTTATAGGGAGGCCTTGCAGTCGGCGGAATATGTGGATCCGGAATTGAGGGAGGATGCGACGCGATTTGTTTTATCAAGATATTTATTTGGGAATGGGCCGAGATTTGATGAGAATGTGAATGAATTATTTGATAAAGTTAAGTTGTTGGATTTTATGGTGACAGGTTTGCAGTTTCGTCCGATGGATGAGGGATATCCGGAGAGAGGGGGGAAGTGGTATTCATTTTTTCGTTGGAATTATCCGAGGTATAGAACTGGTGAGTTTTTGGTGAAGTATATGAAGGATGATGGTGGTAAAAATGATAAATTGAGTCCTTTTCAGTTGCCATCGAAGGGGAAGGATTTATATGGGAAGATTATATATTATAAGTCGTTATATTTGAAGGTTGGCGATTATAGGGAGGTGAAGGGGAAGAAGATATTAACACAGATTGATTATGAACCGAGGGGAACGGATCCGGATTTAAATATTAATATTGCAAATATTCCTTTAAGTGATTCTGGTAAGGTTGAGGCAGTTGATCCATTTAATGGAAGAAGTGATGTGATTGAAGGGGAAAGTATTGTGGAATTTTCTTTTGAGAGAATATATGGTGAATACACTGATATTTTTAAGTGGACTCCTTTGAGGATTAATTATGCGAAGTCGCAGATGTATAGGGATGGACAGGAGGAGTTTGGGATGACAGAAAATTATGGAAATCATGTTTGGTTGGCTTTGACTAATACGATAACGGAGACGAATTTGAGGGAGGGAACTGTTCCGGAGGAGGATATATCGAATGCTTATTATGCGGATGAGTCGCAGAGGTCGAAGAAGTATCCGATAAGAGTATTTCATAATCGTGTGGTGAAGGATAAGTTGATTATGAGTGTTTGTCCGGCGATTTTGTCGAGGTCGAAGAAGATGATGGGAAGTTTGTTGGATTTGGCTTGTGGTAGTGGAGGAGATACGTTGAAATGGAAGTTGGGGTTGTTGAAGGATGTTGTTGGAATAGACATTTCAAAGGATAATATTGATATTGCGAATGAGATGTATAAGAAGGCGAGGAGACCGAAGGCGAATATTACTTATATTTGGGGAGATAGTAGTAAGCTTATATTTCCTGATTTTGATGCGGGTTTAGATTATCAGGCGAAGGATTTAATGAAGAAGACATTTTTGTCGAAGAATCAGTATGATGTGGTGAGTGTGCAATTTGCGATTCATTATATGTTCGAGAGTGAAATTACGGTGAGAACTTTATTGCAGAATGTGAGTGATAATTTGAAGGTGGGAGGTTATTTTATAGGGACTAGTTTTGATGGGGAGAGGGTATATAATTTGATGAAGGATCAGGAGAGTAAGGAGGGTTTTATAGGGGATGATTTGTATTGGAGGATAAAGAGGAATTATGATTTGAGGCGTTGGGATGAGAAGAAGCCGAATTTGGGGCATGAGATAGAGGTATTTGTGAGTACGATAGGAATATCTCATAAGGAGTATTTGGTGAATTATAAGTATTTTGAGGAGTTGGCGGGTGAGTATGGATTGGAATTGGAGTCGGTGAAGGGTTTTGGGGAGTTGTATGATGAGGCGATAGTGGCGAGGACGGAGTGGGATGATGAGTTGAAGAGTATGAGTTTGGCGGAGAAGATGTTTAGTTTTTTGAACAATGAGTTTAAATTTGTGAAGAGGAGGGATGCGAGTGATGCGGTGTATAGGAAATTGATGGATTTGATAGCGAGGAAAGCGAAGAAGGATGCAAAGACGTCAAATTTTGAGAATAAGAAGTTCACGATAAAGGTGAGGAGTGGTGGTAAAGAAAAATTGAAAAATTCTGGGAATAAGACAAATATGATGTAAAATGGATGGCACAATTTTTTTAAAGAATTCAAGAATGTTTTGTATTCATAATCGATATCGTTATTATTGTATTGATTGTGGAGGAAAGGGTATATGTCCGCATAAGAGGAGAAAATCTGAGTGTAGGGATTGTAAAGGATCTGCCATTTGTGAACATGACAGATGTAAATACAAGTGTATAATATGTTCAGGTAAGAAGAAATGTATTCATGGATCAGTCAGAGATAATTGTAAAATGTGTAAAGGAAAAAGATATTGTGCGCATTCAATAATCAAAAAGGACTGTGAAATATGTAATGATTTGACGAAATGTCAGCATAATAGAAGGGCAGTATCATGTAATAAATGTATACAAATTAGTGTTTGTATACATAATAAATTGCAGTTAGAATGTATTGAGTGTAGGAGAAATGATGTTTGTATGCATTTAAAGTATGCTCCATTTTGTCGGAAATGTCGAGGGATTAGTAAGAATTCTTTATGTGAGAAAGGGAATAAATGCAATCCTGGAAATATAATGGAAGAGAGTGAGATATGCTATTATTGGGATGAATTTAAATGGAATGAAATATAGTTCAGAAATATATAGTTTAATATAAAATTAATATAATTTGCAATATTATAATGAAAATAAAATTTGAGGAGAATATTGTGCCAGGTGATGGAAATTGTTTATTTCGATCTTTAGGAATTGCATTTAAAATTCCACACAATCAATTAAGGATTGCAATCGCACAATATTTGGAAAAAAATAAAAGAAGGAAATTTAATGGGTTGGCTTTGGAGGAATGGGTTAAAATGGAAACTGATATGGATGTGGAGCGATATTGTCGTTATATAAGGGAGGATGGGATTTGGGGAGGAAATATGGAAATAAATGTTGCCAGCAAAATGTTCAAAGTAAATATTTTTGTTTTATCCAGAAATAATGAGAAGAATAAATATGATATGATCAGTTCGTACGTTTTCGATAATAACGCCAGAAATGTTTTTTTAGTTTATGATGGTGTGCATTATAATAATTTAAAAGTTAAAGGGGATATTGGTATAAAAACTTAATAAATTTTTGCCCCAATATTCACGCAAAGTATCATAAAATCGAAAATCACCTTGGTCTGCAATTGCTAATGCACAATCAGTTGGTTTAACATCAGTGTAAAAATTTGGGCTTGCACCTAATTCAAGAAGACATGTAAATGATTCATAATCTCTATTTTTTATTGCCATAATTAACGGTGAAATATGTTTATCATCTTTTTTTACCAGAATATTCATATTTGTCCCTTTAGAAACCAAAAATTTTATCATCTCCACCTTTCCAAATGAATATTCAATCAATCTAAATAAAATTGGACCATTGAATAAATATAAATTCGAAAAATTAGTACGTAAAAATAAATTTAATATTTTGACATTGCCATTAAGAATTGCTATATCAATTGGACGTAATCCGTTATTATTATTATTTATCTTAATGTATTTTGAATTGCGAATGAAAAAATTGGTGGTATCAAAATTGTTAAGATTGATTGCAGCCATTAATGGTGAATATCCATTTATATCAGTTAAATTAATATCAGCACCATTTTGTAAAAGTAGTTGCATAATTTTTAGATTTCCGATAAGAGTTGCAACAAAAAAAGGTGATTGCCCTTGATAATTTGTCTGATTAATTTTGCACCCTTTTGAAATAATAAATGAAACGAAGAAAGTACTTTGTTTCTTAATTGAAATAATTAATGCATTTTCTCCATCATTATTTTGTTCGTTAATAAGTTCAGAAGATGATACTTTTAATAAATATTCAGTGCAGTTTGTTTTTGATTTTTTTATAGCATACATAAGAACATTTCTTCCTTCTTCATCTTTAGCATTTATATCAGCTCCATATTCAACTAACATTCTAACCATTTCTATATTTGATACTTTACAAGCATAAAAAAGTGCGGTTAAACCATTATGTAAAATAAAATTAGGATCCGCCCCATTTTCCAATAAACTTGAAAATATATTAAACATATTATTTTCAATACTTTCTATTAATAATGTTCTTCCATTCGTTAAAATACAATTCACATTTCCATCAAAAATACATTCCAATGCAAATGTAAAAAAAGTTGGTTTTTGTATAAAATCCTCTTCCATCTTTATTTTCCCCAACATCTACTTAAATTTTTTTCAATTTTTTAGATTTGGCTTCACATACTTATCCACCATCTTCTCACCAAACGCCCTCGATGCAACACCCTCTTCAACCTCCTTACTCCTAACCTTCGAAATCATACCCATCATCTGTTCAAACTGCACCAAATCAAATTCCCTCCCACTCTCCAAAACCATTGAAAATAAGGACGGATAACGCATCATCAATCCCTCATACTTCTTCTGATATTTACCTCTCAATTCAGCTGTCTTTCTCTGTTGACGCAATCTATCATCTTCTTGGCAATTAGTATCTGATAACAATTGATAAATCATTAACTTAATTTGTTCTACATCAAGGTGATTGTCCCAATCTTTATTAACCATCATGGGAATATCACTTTTAAAATCACCCAAAGTGGGTGCATCTCCTTTTACTGATACATTAATATTATTACCAGACATTACTAAATATAATAAAATAATTTCTTTAAGCTAAAATGGGAGGATTTAAATTCTAGTAATAGAATAATGAATAGGTGGGTGATACTTATTTTTTTAATCATTTTAATTTTTTTTGTATATTGCGGTCATCAATACTACCAACTTGAAGAATCATTCGATAATCCTTTGGATGTAAAAGAAGATAAAATCGATAAATTATATGCAAAGTTATTTGATAAGGTTTTTGATGAGAAAGGATTGATATTAGAGGAAAGTAAGAAAATTATAGAATTTGTGAAGAATCATCCGGTTAAGAGTAAGAAGGAGATGAGTTTATTGGAGGTTGGGGCGGGTACTGGGAAGCATTTTCAGTATTTATCGGCGGCATCATTGCCGGTAGTAGGATTAGAGAGGAGTGGGACATTGATAGATATATTTAAGATAAGAAATCCGATAGGGAAGGTGATAAATGGAGATATGCGCAATGAGAATTTATTTAAGGGAGAGACATTTGATTATATTTTGTGTTTGAAGGAGACATTGTATCACAATCCTATAAAAGAATGGGATGGCATATTAAGTAATTTTTATTTTTGGTTAAAGCCGGGAGGTTATTTGGTGATACATATATTTGATAGGACGAAGTTGGATCCTGCACCAAGGAATATAACTATGTTGAGGACTGATGCGAGAAAGAGGAAACATGGGATAACAAATTTTCCGAATTTTACGCATGATGGTTGGTGGGAGCAGAGGGGGAAGGTTATTTGTCAGTATAATGAGATATATGCAATCAGGGATAAGAAGGGAGGGGTTGAAAAGAAGAAGCATTATAAGCATAATTTAGCGATACCTGAGAAGGACAAGATAATAGAGAAGATTATGGGAAATTATTTTAAGGTAGTGGATGTAGTAAAATTAGAGAAAATGGGTATTGTTGATCATGATTTGTATTTTTTTAGGAAAAATAAATTTTAAAATATGAATGATATTTAGATTATGACAACAAAGGTTGGATGGTTAATGGGATATTACCCCTTTTCAGAATTTAAAGTTGAAGGAGATAAGGTAAGTTATGGTGGTAATGATCGTTATATGAACCAGCATATTTTGACTACAAAGGTTATAGAAAATTCGATGAATGGTTATAAACAGGGTGGGGGTATGGGAAAGAAGGATTTATTGAGATGTAGGTTGGGGGGAAATGTGAGGGATGGATTCAGGGAGTTGGAGGGGAAGGCGGATGAGTATTTTAGGAAAAATGGAAATTTAGATGAAAAAAGATTGGATGGAATGGAAAAGGTGTATATGTTGAGTTTAAAGACTTTAGAAGGGGGAAAGGAAAAAATATTTGTTAAAATTTACAGAAAAAAAAATATATGATTTAAGTATAAATGACAAACCGATTCCAGAAGGAACTTAGTAAACTTGAGAGTTTGTTGAATTCTCTTAATAAAAGAAATAATGATCGTAGAGTTGCCAAACAAGACGGGGGTGCAAAAACTGGCGGTGCCAACGAAGATAACTCCCGTTATTTTAAGGTTGTTATGGTAAGTGGAAAGAGAGTTGAGGACGGTGGCCGTTATGAACTTCCTTTACTTACTCGTACTGGTAAGCCCCAGCGCCGTGGTCCCAAGGATAAGGCTTCTACTGCTTTTTCTGAGCTTTGTTTGAAGCACGGAAAGAAGGAGGATTGTAAGTTTAATTTTTCTATTCAGGAGACTACCCGTGGGTCTGATAAGAAGATTTATCATTACGAGGGACACCGTGAGAAACTCAAGAAGCCCATTGTTCTTAAATTGAAGGATAAGCGTACTGGTAAGGTTAAGGAGGTTGTTAAGAAATTCCATAATGTTATCAAATCTCTTGGTTCCGAACATCCTGGGGAGAATAAGTAAATTTTTAATTATCTATGAATCATAGATAATTTGTTATGTAATTTATGGAAGTCAAATCACGATTTACTATTTTGGATTATCCGGTAAGGGGAGAGACCAGTGGGTTATATACTGGAAAATCCCCTTCAGATGCCGCCAATAAAGTTTTCACCAAACTTGCAAAAGAACTTAATTTTTATGATAATTTGGGTGGAACAAAATATTTGGTATTTCACATAAAAAATATTGATACAAATAAAATTTATCCTTATATTGGAACAGTAGTTGTTTTACAGAAACCAATAGAGATAGATTATAATAATAAGAATATGAAGGTTCATCATCGAAATATAGTTTCAAGGTATGATAAGAATATGAGGGAAGTATTTGTTATAAAAAATTAATAGCATTAGTATACATGGATATTAAGCCCCATTTAAATCCAGATAATCCAGTGAAAATACAAAAAGGTCATACAAATGCCCTCCAAGATACATTTATGCACGAATTAAATGGAACAAAAATAGTGAACTCCTATGTTAGAGGGACTGTAACAGTGCAGCCACCTGTAGAAAATCCATTTATGATTGGAGGAAAGGTAGGAAGATATGAAATAAAATGCAATGGAAAGAAGGAGAAAATCAATGGTAATTCTCCATCAGAGGCTGTCAAAAAATTTTATAAATTATATTTTGACGGAAAAGACGTAACTATCCTTGCAACCAAAATTAATAATAAAAGAAAAAATAATTCGCATTCATATCATATCAAAAAATCAAAAAATAAAATTATTATCAATAAATTATGAATAATTTTTTATTGCATAACGTGCAATAGATTTAACTTGTTTTTCAATTTTATTCCAGATTTCTTTTTGGTAGTTGGATGGTTGGAATGGGGTAGGGGGGTTATGGAGGAAAGGGCGGGAATTGTTTTTGGAGTTGAAATGCCAGATGATTGATTTTAGGTCTTCTTCAGGGATATCTTCGGTTTCTTGAATCCATTGAATCATTTTGGGGAAGCAATGGAAATCGATTGCGGAGAGAACCCAGTTATTTTTTTGGAGTGGAAGAACGGATGCAGCGATAGATCTATTTTCGACATAATATTGAGATTTCCAGTCATCTGTATGCAGAAATCGATTCGTCATTATATATGCCATATTCAGCAACATTCTAGTATCACCGTGCATACCACCATACGAAGAGCGAATAAGAAGAGAATGAATAGTCGCGAATTGGTATTTATCTTGGATCGGTTGGGCAGTTTCAATAATTAATTTTGCGAATTTTTCGTTGGTGAGATGATCGAATTGTGGTAAATCAAAATTTTCTCTATATTTTGACTGACAAGCTAAATGTATTAATCCAAGTAAATATTCAATATGATGCAATTGTAATATTATTTTATTGCTGCTTACTGCAATCATGAGCCAAATAATAGTAGAATAATGTTGAGTTATTGTGCAGTCTTCGATAAAGATGATGGAGAGTCGGCGAAGGAATTGTATTGGGTCGAGGTCGATGAGGTGTTTGGCGGTTTGGATGGCTTGGGAGAAGTGTTTGAGACGGATGCATTTTTGAAGGTGAGATTTGAGAAAGTGGATGTTAGAATATATTGGGACTTCACCTTCAATAGGAAGTTCTATTAATAATTTATCTTTGCGGGATTTAATATGACCGGAGAGGATAATGGGAAGATGTAATAATTTATTTACGAAACCATACGAAAAATTTGCATTCTGCATTTTATTTTTACCAAAATAAGGATACTCCTCCGGACATTCCCGCTGCGTCCATTTTAAACAAAAAAAATTTTCAGGCCTTTCATCACTATTTTTCAATAAAAAATCCAATGTTAATTGTACAGTATGTGACATTTTTTGAATACATGAAGAAATTTTTAAGTTGATATTTTTTAGGAAAAATTAGTAATTAAAAAAAATTTTAGTAATTATGGGATATAAAAAAATGAACTTCAACTTCGAAAATAATTTAGAAATCTATGGGGAAAAGGAAGATCTACAAAAATTTTTTATTGATAATGCATCAGAAAATTCAATACTTTCTTTTAAAAATATATTACCAGAAGATGATAATAATTTGTATTTGTTGGAGGGTGGTATGTATGATGGGGATGATTTGTATTATAGTTTTTTGACAGAGGGGGGTGCTCCTTTGAATTGGATTAGAATTGTTGGAGAAAAGTATAATCGGTTGGAGTTTTATATGGTATATCAGAGTAAGGAGATGGAGGAGAGTGGGGAGATAATATATAAAAATGGTAAATTATATCATAATTGTAGATATAATAGTGAAGACGAAATAATTGAGAATAATGTTATAACAATCTAAATTGATGATTCGTGTGGATCTTCTTTTTGAACAAGTTTTTCGATTATGGAATTGTGTGGAAGATTGTAAATATAACGGCTAACAGCTATATATGAATCATCTGCTCCAATAAATTCAGTTTGTTCAGATTTTACAATACGTCTTGAAAAAGGTGCATCTCTATAATCTGAACTTAAACTGCAAACTGCCGTCAATCTTGTCAATTTATCCGAAAAAGCAATTAATTTGCAAATGTCACCAAATGGTTTTTGCAAATAATCACCATCTAATCCACTAACAATCACAATTTTATTGTATTCTTCAACAAGTAACTTAATATTTTTAAGTGCATTTTTGAAGAATTGTATTTCGTCAATTAGGATGACATCACTTTCTTGGATAAGATCATTGTGATTGATGATAAGATCGTCAAGGTCATCAAGGGCAAGAGTTTTCTTAAATTTTTGTTTATCGTGTGAGAAAATATTTCCATCTGGGTCGTATCTAGTATCTTTTGAATAATTAATTGCCACAATTTTCTTATGTATAGAAACATATTTATTAGCAATTCGTATTAGTTCTGTTGTTTTACCGGAAAACATCGGTCCAGTAATAATATGCAGAAACCCACTCCTATCTCTCTCAAGAAAAGATCTTCTTGAAACTGCTATAAATTCATTATTATCAAGTTTTTTGGTATATATTGCTGGACTTCCGTCACATTGAACTGCACAAAATGCACTTAATTTTTTAACTTCTTCACATTTAGGAATTAAATTAATAACGTTTTCGTAACATTCCCTATTAAAATTATTATCTAAACCTGCACAAACTATCTTTTTTTGGAAAGTATTGGCAATTATTGGCAAAACCTCTAAACAATCCACAAATAAATGCAGATCATCAATTGCAATAACATCCGAATCTTGGAATAATTTATTGGAAATAATGGGAGTAATTATGTTTGTAACAATGATTCTTTCTTGAATAAAATCATATTTATTATTTTTGATTTCTTTTGAATTTTCAGGAATAACAAGGCATATTTTGTGATTTTTTACGCGATAACGGTTAATATGTCTAATAAGTTCGGTTGTTTTCTCTGCGAAGGCTGGACCGATTAGGAGAGTAATACTTCCTGATTTCATTTCCTAAAAGTTAAGTCTAAATGTTTTTAAGTTTAAAAACTTTCATTTTTTCTTAATCCTAAAATTGGCTTAAAGAAATTTTAAAATAAAGTTATAAAAATGCCGATAGTATCTTCTAAGAAGCAGGAAAATAATGACAAGGATAATATACAGTCTTCCGACGAAATTGATGAAAGTGTTGAGGAGGTTGATCAGACAGGTCCAAAGAAACGAGGTCGTAAGCCAAAGAATAAGGTGGTTGAGGTTGTGGCTGAGTCGGTTACTCCGAAGAAGCGAGGGCGAAGACCGAAGGATAAGACTTATGCGGTTATAAGTAATTATAAGGAGATACCGGCTGAGGTGGAGGATGATAATATAATTTTGCATTTGCCGGTGGAGATGGAGAATACGGAGAATGATATGAAGATTGATACTTCGGGTGTGTTGAAGTATGATCCTAATTTGAAGGAGCCGATGCCATATGAGCCGATGGATTCGATGAGAAGTGGATTTGCGTTGATAAGTGAGAAATTGCAGGAGAGGTTGAATGATGTGGATGAGATTGTGGAGAGTGAGGAGAGGGTTGTGAATAGAGTTGAAAAGAGTGTTGGCAAATTGGAGAGTGATGAGGTATATATGAGGGATATAGGATTTGAGGAGGATACGAAGGATTATTTTAAGGTTTTGAAGAAGGCGAAGATATTGAAGATGATTGAGTCGGAGAAGACGAAGAAGGAATGGGATTTGTTTAGTGATAGGTGTTGTTTTTATTGTACTGAGAAATTTGAGACTGTGCCGATTGGAATTCCAGTGAAATATTTTCGAGGAAAATTTCATTGTCGGGACAATTTTTGTTCATTTAATTGTGCTGCGGCGTATATTTTTCGAGGAGGCGATATTCAATATCAGTTTAAGAAGTGGGAATATTATTCTTTGTTGTGTTTGATGGCTTGGAAAATTCAGAAGGAGATTTGTGATTCTTTGGGACAGGATAAGAAAAATATATCGATGAAGGTTAAATTGGCAGAGGATCGTAATTTGTTGAAGAAATATGGAGGGCCGTTGACTATTGATCAATTTAGAAGGAATTATTATATTTTGGATAAGGAGTATAGTATTCATTATCCACCTTTATCGAGTATGTATCCGCAGACGGAGGTGGCGCATTATGTTAATATACATAGACAGAAGGCGCAGATGTTGAATAATGACAGTAGATATAGTTATGGTGAGAATCGGTCTGGATCGGGAGATTTGAGGTTGAAGAGGGATAAGCCTTTAATCCAGAAGAATAATACTTTGGAGCAGTATATGTCATTAAAGATAAACTGAGTTTTGTAAAAATTTACTAAGGCTTAAAGGTAAAATAATTATAGAGTTAAAGGATATGGGAAAGACGGTTTTTGCTGAGTTGGATGAGGTAACTTTTAATAAGATAAGGACGAGTAGGAATATGAGTGGGATGGTTGATGAGAAGAAGTTTTTTAGAAAATTAAGTGAGGGTGATTCGGTGATATTTTCTTGTAGGGGAAAGAAGATGGAGGCCTATTTGAAGAAGATAAGGATTTATGATACATTGAGTGAATATTTGAAAGATAATAGTGAGATCAGTGTTTTGGAGATTAATAGTAAGAATCCTTTAAATTTTTTTTCGACATTATCGAGTTTTGATGGGGAAGAGAAAAAGAGGGTGAAAATTTATGAAGTTGATTATCACCCATATGGGGAAGATGATGATGATGAAAATAGTAGTGGAAATATAAATACAGGTCCTGAAAATATTGCTAAATTTATAGAAGCCTTAATTGGAAATTCTTGTATAAATAAGAACAAGGATGATGATAGATTTAATTATGGAGATGATGATTTTTAATCACCTTGATTGTCAATATATGTTACAGTATCTTCATCAATTTCTTGTACATCTTCGATATTATGAACTGAAACGGGTTTTCTGACATTAAGAGCTTTGGTTCTTCTTAGAAAACGAGAATTAAGGTCACTAATGGAGGAAGGTTTAAAATTCTCATTGATTGTTTTGTAATTTTTCAGCATGTATTGTGATATAAAATACAAAATTAAAATAGTTAGAAAAAGGATAATTAATGATTTAATTGAAATTCTCATATTATAATTTAATATGAGAAATTAAATTTATTGGTGGACACTGTGTATTTTTATTGATGAGCACATTGAATTGGCGGCATATTATTTGAATCTTCTTCTTCAGATTCACTATGATTGAAATTTGATTTTAGCTGTAGAGTTAGAATATCATTTGGATCTAAATTTTGGAAGTCATCATTATTCTTCTTTGATATCTTATTTATCAATGAAATAAATTCTTCTTTATATTCAGCTGGTATTTCATCTGGTAAAGAAAGTTCAAAATTTACTTCAAGATCTCCACCATTAATACCATATCCTGAAAGTACATAAGTTTCATCTAAGTCAATCTTGTCATAAATAGAAAAATGAATCAATTTATCTCCAAAGTATTTAATACTTCTTTCAACTCCTTCAAATAATTCTGCTAAATTAACTTGCAAAGTCATTTCCAAATTATTATTTTCTGCCCTCTTAAATAAATATTTTGGTACCTTCTCTTCTTCAGATTCTTCCTCCTCAACTTCCTCAATCTGTGGTCTAACAGTCTCATCATATTCATCCTCATCCACATAAATAGCAACTACATCACCCTTTCCAACATCAGGAACATTATGACCTAATCCTTGTAAAATTTGATTTTCACCAGGAATCGCGCCAGCTGGAATTGTAATTTCAAATTCATCATGCTCTTTTATCATTTGGTCAGAATTTGGATCTTTCGACATTCTAAAAAATTTCACCTTTTTCACAACCCCAAAATACGATTCATCCAATGATAATGAAACCGGTACTCTAAGTGGTGCAATTTCTCTCTTCGGAGAATGACGCTGATTTTGTCTTCCAAACATCTGCTGGAAAATAACAGAGGGATCTACAGCCCCTTCTGATGAACTATCTTTTCCAAATTCATCATAAATCTGACGACGCTCCAAATCTGACAATACCTCATAAGCCTCCGTTATCTCTTTAAATTTTGTTTCATCTCCATCATTCTTATCTGGATGAAATTTCAATGCTAATTTTTTGTATGCTTTTTTAATCTCATTATCGGATGCATTCGGACTCACTCCAAGAATATCATAATATAAAGTCTCCTTTACCATTTTCTAATTCTTTAAAATTAAATTGCTTTTAAGCTACTTAAAGGGAATTTTATAAGGGTTATTATAAAAATGGGAGATTTATATAGGATATGTTCGTTCGATGTTGGGATAAAGAATTTGGCATTTTGTGTAATTAATTTTAACAAAGAAACTAATAATTTCCACAGTATAGAAAATTGGGGATTGATTAATTTAAAATCAGATGCATGGATTCCTGATCATAATGAGAAGAAGTGTGGAGCTGAGGTAAAGAGTGGAGCAGTTTGTGGGAAAATGTCAAATTGTTGGGTGGTGAAGGAAGGAAAGAGGGTGGAGATGTGTCGGATGCATTCGAAGTTATATGAGAAGTCTATTGGTCCAATTGTAAAAACTGAAAGAAATGAATTTAACCAAAATCCAGAAAAACTCAATTTTGAATTTTTCCCTTATGAATTAAAAGATTTAAAGTGTTACTGTGGAGAAAAAAGTCGAAAATTTTTTATTAAAATTATCACCCCAGAAAGTACAAGTGAAGTCGTACAAAAAAATAATTTAGAAAACATAAAAATAACAGGGTTTTGTAACAAATGTGGTAAAATTAGGGAGAAGGAAGGAGTGAGGTTGGAGAAGATAAGTGATTACATGAGGGAGGATGATACGAAAATTTATACGAGATTATATGAGGGATTGGGAAACTTAAATATAGAAACTTTGAATGAAGTGGTAATTGAGAATCAGCCGGCGTTAAAAAACCCTCGTATGAAATCAATTCAGATGTTCATTTATAGTTTCTTTTTTATAAATGGAAAAAATGGATTGATTAAAAATATGCATAATGTTGGTTTTTTTTCTGCAACGAAGAAATTAAATCCAACAATGATTGTTGCTGATTTAGTCAGTAAAAAAAATGGTGAAGATGTTAAAGTTGAGGAAGTTAAAAAGAAGGTTGGTAAGAAAAAGCTGGAAGAGGAAATAGAGGAGGAACCTGTTTCTGAATATCAGGCTTATAAAAAGAGAAAAAATGATTCAGTTGCAATCGTGACGGAAATATTGCAAGAGATGGAAGAATGGAAGAAATATTTTGTGTCACATCCGAAGAAGGATGATTTGGCTGATTCTTTGTTACAGGGTATTGCGCAATGGAGTATGCATTCCAGTAAAAAGGAGGAATAATGTTATAAACAATAATAATTGTGTCGCCATCTTTCAGGACATAATTTGAATCTTTTTCTATAATTATTCCATAATGCATATTAAATATTCTTTTTTGTAATTCAGCAATCGTAACACCATTTTCAACATACCATTTGAGGTTATATGTATCATTTTTTAAAAAATTTATTTCTAATAAATGCAAATCAATGTCAACAATATCATAACTTTGAATTTCATATTCAGATATCTTTTTTATATCATTCAATAAAACTCCCTTATACAATAATCTCTGCAAATGTATAGGAATCCCATGTCGTAAATTTATTGATTCTTTTAAATTCAATATAGTATCGTATGGTAAATTATCATCAATTATTTTGAAAAATTTACCGGATTTAATTGTCACAAAAAACATTTAATATTGCACATAATAAATAAATAAAAAATCAATTTTTCGAATTTAGTTTTTAATTTTTTGTTTATTTTTGTATGAGTTGGTGGGTTGCCCCCAACCGACTGATTTTTTTATTTTTTCAAATTCTAGCATATCGGCATCATTTAATTTCATTTCTCCATCAAGAATTCTTTTAAGGCCCCTTTTGGTAATTTTTTTATCCATTAGCCATTTACTACCTTGAATGATTGCTAATTTTGCATCTTCTTCTGCTTTTTTTCTGGTATGGGATTCTTCGTAATCAAATTGGTCGGCCCATTTGTCGAATTTTTCGCGGACGACTTCATCGACATTAACTTCATCAGAATTATATAGATCGCAAAGTTGGTCGTATTTTTCGATTGCAAATCTTTCAACGAATTCTTCTAATTTAAGGAGAGTCCAATTATTTTTTTCTTTTAAAGTTTTTATGACACTTTCTTTAATATTTTCAATATACACATTATGATTTTCAGGGTGTTCTTCATGATAATGAACCATTTTAATAAATTGCGGCAAACAAGTTGCAGGATGCGCAATTAATTTCTCAACCTGACTAGGGGTGATATAATTAAGGTTTTCATTACCATAAGAATTAATTTGAATATTTTGTTGATGAACACTTTGGTCAAGATTTTGGTTAAATTGATAACTATAAGTATGTCCTATTTTCTTTGTTAATTCTAATACTTGAGATTCAAGCAATGCAATACGTTCTTGGTACATTTTCTCTTTTTGATGGCTAATTTCAGCGGTTTTATTAGCAATCGGACATTTTTTAAGATGTTTATTGAGATTAAATTTGGTTGAATATGTTTTACCACAATGTGGGCATTCGGTATTAGTTATTTTTTTGCTGTCACTTTCATCATCTGAAGAATCTGAATCATCAATATTATTTTTTGAATTTATATGGGGATTTAATATATGGTTTATATTAACAATTGTACAAGGCCTTTTATTATCTTTTATGTGGCGGTCATAATTAAATTTACGATCGAACATTCTACCACATCTGGTACATTGATATTTATTCATCTTTTAGTCTAAGAAAGATAAAAAATAAAAATGTAAAACTTGATTGCTCTAAATGAGCTAATACGTGGAATTATTTTTAAATACCATTTTTGCTCAAATTTACTCATTTTGCATTTTAAATCATAATATTATTACCATCGCTCAAAAATAAGAAAAAATATGGTAATACTTTTTGTACGTGTTTTTTTAATTTTTTTTACAGTAATTTCCTGCACAAAAAATATTTTATCAATTTATTTTTACAATTGCTCATGAAAAACTCAGATTGGAATGAAAAGAAATAATTTGGAATTTCTGAGTCAATTTTGAGCAAAATAATTTTTAATATTTTATACAATAAAAAAATATTTTTTTTATTCCAATATAAAAAAAAGATCATTATTAATTGTTATTTTATTTAAAAATAATATTAAAATTTGGAAAAAACTAATTTTATGGTTATGGTAGGGTGAAAATGGTATTAAAAAAAATTAGATTTGAGAATTCAATTTATATTTGGTTTATTATCGTAATAAAAAAACTCTATTATTAAAATCAAAGAAAAAAAAATCCTAAAAAATGCGACAAAAAAAATATTAGCAGTTATTTTAAACGATTTATAAAAAATATTTTTAGCACTGCTTAAAAATACACGTTATTTTTATTTATTTCATAAAAAAAAATTTTTTATTTGAATTTGATGTTACATTTTCTATCCGTATTTAGGGGTTATGGTAATAAATGTGGTAATCTTCGTTTAAAAAAAATTGCTCATTTTTTTCAAAATATGGTAGGGTTGGTAGGAACTTTTTGAGATTTTTTGATGTTTTTATTACCATCGACCATAACGTTTTTTCAAAATTAAAAAAAAGGGGGCTTACAGAAAAAAAAGGTACACGGTTCCTGAATTTATTTTTTGTAACTTTTGCTATCTCTCATGAAGAAGTCCTTAAAAAAGGGGGGTCAAAAATCACTAAAAAAAGTGCCTGAAAATGACCATGTCAGTACCAGCGACCAGCCTGGTACTGTGGAGCAAAAAAGTTAAAGAAAAAATGGCGTTTTAAGGTAAGGCTTCATAGCGTCCAATGGATGATTTGTAAGGCCTTACCATAAATCCATGGTTTTATAAAAAATTTCTCATTTTATGACGATGGTAATAAAAACTCGGGAGTTCACTGAAAACTAAAAAACTTGGATGTGTAATTGGGTTTTTCTAACGTTAGGGATTTTTTGTTATGTTAAAAAAGTGACGACCATGAGGGTATGATCAAAACGTCCCGTGCACTCAAAATGTACCATGGCATTATGACGCAGGAATTAAAATAACGTTAGAAAAAATATGGTAATAAACGTTAAAAAATAAAAACTCGATTTTTTTGCGAGAAAATATGTAATCAGTTTTAAAAAGTTAAAAAACAGCATCAGTCTTTTTTTTCGGGATTTTTTGATCTTCAATTTTATGGTATGTCCCACGTTTTTTTTATTATCATAATATGGTAATAAAAAACGTTAAACGTTTTTTTTCGTATTACCAGGGCTGTTTTCGTTAAACGAGCAAGAAATAAATCCGATTTTTTTCGAAAGAGCTGTCTAGTGTACGATTTTGGAACGAAGTCAACAACTATGTAAACTTATGGAAAAAAAAATTTTCTTCCTTGACTAAAAAAAAAAAATTTTTGTTAGAACTCTTGGTTCTTTTTATTTTTACTTACTATACAGTTAATTATTTTTATTATTAATAATAATTATAGTAAAAAATTTATTAAAAATACATGGATCATTTGGTAAAAAAATGTTGAGAACCCTGAGTCTTGGTAAGACCCTTTACCATATGTCTACTAAAAAGTAAATATTTTATTACCATATATAATATTTTATGGTAGACAATAGTATTGATAAAATATAAAAAACGAGTTAAAAAAGTGAACCTTTATCTGATTATTGATTATTTTTTTAATTTATGGTAATAAAAGAAGCTAATCACTTTTTTTTTGAAAATACTACCATAATGGTAATCATTTTTTTCATTTTTTAGCTTCTCTTATTACCACTCACTATCATACATATGGTAATAAAAATAAAAAATTAAACGCTAAAATTAAAAATGTTATGGTATGCATGGTCATATTAAGGGTCAATTAAGTAATGCTATTTTTTGGTGTTTTTTGGGTCATGATAATAGTGAAGCATGATGATTTTTTGTTGTTTCATGGTAATTTATGGTAATATAAAAATGAGAAGAAGTTTTTTTTTACGACCATTCGATTATCATGAAGACGACCATTCAAAATATGAAAAAATATATTTTTCAATTACCATAATGGTATAAAAAAAGTTATGGTAATAAGAGAAGCTAATCAGTTTTTTAAGGGGTATTACCATAAATCGAGTTTTATGGTAGGCATTTTCCAAAAACAAAAAACTTTTTTTTTGTCTTACCATATTTTTGGTTTATCATTACCATAAAAGTGAAAAAAACGTTAAAATCAATGGTCGCAGATGGTCATATGGCAAAAACACTCGGTTATTACCATAAAAATTTTTTTTTTAACTTTTTTTTATGATTTATTATTACCATCATTTTCAAGCTTAAAAATTAATGATAGCTTCTGTGATCATAAATGCATATGGTAGTACTGAAAAATCCCTTAAAAAGTAGGTTCCTATGGTGGCTTAATGGTAATAAAAAGGGTGTCAACGAGTTTTTTTTCGTGGTATGTAAGTACCACTCGATTACCATGAAAAACGTTAGAAACAGAATTAATTTAAAGTAATGGTAACAAATTCTTACCTAACGTTTTGCGACCATATGCCAAAGGATGAAAAATGTCGGGAATTATGATAAATGGTAATAAACGTTAAAAAAAAGTGAGTAAATTGATTTTTACCCTTACCATAAAAAAAAGTTGAAATTACCTTGATGAGTCCCCGCCGCAAAAATTTTTTATCTTAGCCAAAAAAGGTAAGGTCATTACGATATCGAGCATTTCGATTTAAAAAAATGCGTGGTCGTAAAATGTCTATGGTAATGTTTTTTGAAAGTCGGACCACCTGAGGGGGGTCATGATGGAATTTCAAAAACGGAAGGAACTCATGTCACTCCACCCCATCACACAACCCAAAGAGCCTAGAGAACTTTTGAAAAAATATTAGTGCGTTTAAATTTCAAAAATGGGGGGTTTTAAAAAATATTACATTGTTTAGATTTCGTTTTTTTGTTAAATTTAGATCCCAAAACTTATCCCTCAAAACCAATTTTAAAAACAAAGGATGATTTATGCGAGTTTACCGTTTTATCCTGTGGTTCTAACTTTTTTTATTAGCGGTTTATTGTAATATTTTTTTAAAATTTTGAAAAAAATATTTGAAAAATGCAATTTTTGTCGTAATTATTTTTTAACGGTAAAAATGATATTGAGGAAAAATGATGAAAAATGAAGAAAATAAATGTAAATAATTATTAAAAAAAATAGAATCTAGGTAATATTAATTATGACAATATTTTCTTTAGGAAGCGCTTGTGATTTAGAACATTTTGATGGAAACAACAAAATTTCTAATGAAGGATTTGACGTTAATTATTCCGCCCCAGTTGTACCCTTACCTACCGATCCTCCCAACCAAAATTTCGGTAATTCCAACTATAACTGGAAATCTAATAGTTATGCCGCTCAAGATATGACATCTATACCCAATACCCAAACATTTCACCCTATGGTCGGTCAAGACTCCCAATCCTGGGGGACTGTTGGTTTTGGCCAGGACCATTGGGGACCAAACAATGATCATTGGACTTCAGACAATAAATTATTAAATTATAATACTACGAATAATATGGTGGCTGATAATAATACAATGGTGATGCCTGGAATGAGACCTCAGGGAGCTCAGATGCCAACATCAAGGGTTCAATTTATGAAAAATGAGGATATGAATGGTAGGGCAAAGAATATGCAAGTTAAAAAAGTTCCTGTTGTTCAGGAAGAAGTTTTACCGGAATATCCACAAGAAAAAATCGAAGGTGAACAAAAAAGCACTTGGACCTATTTAATATTTTTATTATTGATATTAATAGGAACAATTCTTTATCGCTCCAAATATTTTTGATAAATTTAATCTAAAAATAATTTTTGATTAAATTAACGCTGCAATTTTATCTAGATTTATCGAAAAAAATTTATGTTAGATGTATATAAATTATTTTTCATAAAAATTGCAAAAAAATAAATATTTAATTATGCATTTTTTTCATTTTCCAATTTTATATGTTCCCAATAAATTACCGGTTTGTTTGTTACTAAATTTAATTCCTTTTGTTTGATTATTATTAATTGTATTTGAAATATTCTGATTTAATGAACTTTCCATAGCAACCCATTCATAACTTAATTTATATCCTTTTTTTAATTTTTTAGGTTCATTTTCATCTGTTTTATCAATTTTAATGGGAGAAACTATATTACGGGATTGATTTTTGTTGGAGAATCGTTATTACGTGAAATAGTTTCTACTGGTGACGATTCTCTTTTATGAAATTTATGATATTTATATCGAATCGAATAATCATTATTTCTATTTATTTGATCATTATTATCATCAGATTCATTTTTTTCAACAGATTCGTTCTTATTCTCAGACTCATTCTTATTAACGTAATCATTCTTATCAATAGTTTCATTCTTATTCTCAGGTTCACTCTTATTAGTATTATTAACTTGTGAATAATTATTACGATTATAATAATAACTTGCATCACAAACAGTTCTATGATATGTATTTCTAATTGGTCTATTTGGATTTGTTGTATCAAGAAAAGCTCCTCTATTATATCCCCTAGTATTGTTAAATCTTGTTTTAACATAAGGTATATCATTCTTAGTTTCGATTTTTGCTTCTTTTTCAACAGAATCATTATCAGATGAAGAATCATTATCAGATGAAGAATCAGAACTTTCAGTTGATTTGTTAGGAACATTTCTGTATGTAGCTCGGCTCATTATATGTATTATAAATATTTTATAAATCATTTTTATTCTAAATTATATAACTTTCATATTTCTATAACTTCCTTTTACACCCGCAATTGTAGAAAATGCTTGTAAATATCCTACTAACCTTAACTTATTTATCTTCCTAAAAAGAGTATTGTAGGTATTTATTCCTTTTCCATAAAATATTTTTATACACCTTCGGACATTTAAAGTGGGACAAATTAACCCAATAATATAATAATTTTGTATTATATTATGAAGCACAAAAGCGATGACTATAAAATATCTGCCGTTAAATATTATTTGAAAAATAAAGATAATATCAGA